GCGAGATACGAATCTCTTTACTACGATATCCCAAGATTTATTAAATCCATAATACCATCTACAGATGAGTTAACCATCAAGCTAATTTTTATGAGCGAGCGTTTCAGGAAGACAGAGCACCATAAGTATCAAACATACTACAACGACAAAACTCAGCAGTGGGTAGCCGACTGGGATAGCGAATTAATCAGCAGGTTCTCTTATTCATTTAGGTGAGCAATGTATCCTTTAATCCTTACTTGTTACAATAGACCCTATCACGTAGGCAGAACCATATATCAACTACGAAAGTATAAGCCTGAGCCTATGTACGTCTTTGTAGACCGTTCTCCCGACTCAAAAGGGAGCGCGGACTGGATTGACAACAAGCACGTAAAGAACATCGTTCTAAAGGAAATAGACTGGACGCACGCTGAATATTATTTTCACGAAGAGCACAAGGGAATAAAAAGAGCCTTGCCCTTTGCAGTAGATTATGTGTTTGAGAAACACGATGCAATGATGTTGTTGGAAGATGATTGCTTACCTGGGCCTTACTTCTTTACTTATATGGAAGCATGCCTAGATAAATATCGGGAAAATCATCGTATTATGAGTGTTAATGGATATACCATCCCATTGCCACTGAATAAGATAAATCACGAATGGGACGTTTATTTCAACCATCGAATGGGAACCTGGGGCTGGGGAACCTGGAAAGAAGAATGGAAATATTACCGAAGGGACGTATCCAAGGCCTACAGCGAAGCTCAGAGTAAGGGGGTGAATTTATCTCAGTCTGGTAGAGGAATCAATTCCATCATAGTGAATTCAATTTTAGGGCGCAACGATGCGTGGTCACCGGGTTGGGTCTTGGCGTTATACATTGAGGATGCTTATTGCGTTTATCCTACGATTTCCCATGTTCACAACTTCGGTTTTGGTAGAAGTAAGACCAACGTTAGGTCGCCACAGAAAAAGTGGAATACACCCATAGCACAAAAATCACCAGAAAGATTGCCTGATGACGTGATAATTAATGAAGATATAGATAGATATTTTAGGAGTTATTATGGATAAGACGCTTAGCGGTGATAGGAATATAGAATACGGTTATGCATGGGAAAATCTACCTTATACGCATGAGGCTTATCTTTTCGATTTAGGTTGTGGGAAATCAGCTACTATGAGTATTATGGCATTAGAGCGTGGCTATAATGTTATCGCCATCGACCTGCAACCTATTACAACGATTCACAACCCTAACTTTCAATTTCTGTGTGGCGACTTCTTTAATGTCAAAACCCACATTGAGTTTGATTGGATACTTAATATTTCTTCGATTGAGCACTTTGGTCTTTGCAGATATGGCACGAAGAAGTATGATGAAAATGCAGACTTAAGGGCTATGGCAAAATTACGCAACTGGCTTAAAGACCACGGTAAGATGATATTGACAGTTCCAGTTGGTGTTGACCATGTGCACCGTCCCTGGCATCGTGTTTATGGAACCAAAAGGTTGCCTCTGTTGTTAGACGGTTACTTTATCCTTGACGAAAAGTATTGGGCCAAAACGGATGATGATGAATATCATGAAGTAGAAAAGGATTATGCGCTTAGTGAAACCTCAGAGTTCAGGGGTGGAAATAAGAACCCATCCCTGCGGTGTTATTATGCACTTGGTGCTTTCACATTAAGAAGGATAAATAAATGAATTACTTCTGCACGCTTTCTGATATGGGATATATGCAAAGAACGTTGGGGTTGTATGTATCTATGATGGCTCATTGCAAGCCCTGTAAGCTTTATATGCTAGCCCTTAATGAGGAAACTTACGATTATCTGAGCGAGCAAGCATATGAAGATATGGTTGTGGTGCCTATGTCGCACTTTGAAACTGACAGGTTGAGAAACGTAAAGCACACTAGGACATGGGTAGAATACGTATGGACTTGTGTTGCTGATTGGATTACATTCACCCTAACGGGGTTCGATATTCCGCACGTAAATTACATAGATGGTGACTGTTATTTTTTCCATGAGCCAAGCACGCTCTATGAAGAAGTGGGAGATGCTGATATCGGTATTACGCCACATCGCTTCTCGCCTCATCTGGCAAGTAAAGTCGCAAACGGCGTACACAACGGTGGTTTTATGTATGCAAAGAACTCACCGACTGCACTTAAATACTTAGGAGAGTGGGCAGATAAAAGCATTGAATGGTGCTACCACGCACAAGGTGGAAAACCAGACCAATTCGGAAACCAGAAATATCTTGATGTGTGGCCTCTAAAAGAAGGCGTGCACGTCATTGAACACAAGGGTGTAAACTTAGCACCGTGGAACCAGGTACAATACAAATACAGTGTTAGAGATGGGGTTACATATGTAGAGGATGACCCAGTTGTGTTCTATCACTTTCACAAAGGCCTGTATGTAAAATACAGGATATCGAACTTCGTTTTTGTGAGGCTTTATAACGATTATATGGGAACAATGCTGAAACTAGAGAATTTTATGGGGGAGCAAGGTGTTAATAGCGACTACCTGCAAGCCGTTCCAAGGAAATGACGCCATCAGACAAAGGAATGCTATTCTGTCATGGAAACGACTGGATAGCAATCCAAGAATTGTGGTGTTCGGTAAAGAGGCCGAAGAGTTTTGTGCCCTTCATGGCATAGAGAATTATCCAGTAAAAAGAAAATTTGGCTTGCCGTTGGTGAGCGATATCTTCGGACAGGCTCAGGAAATAGCTGATGGTGATATTGTATGTTACGCTAATTCAGACATTATCATGGATAGCACCCTTCCCAATGTTGCTCTTAATGTGCGTGAGATGCAGGACAGGTTTTTGATTGTGGGTCAAAGAATTGATTTGGATATTGATGAGAAAATAGATTTTGATGGGAACTGGGAGCAGTATCTAAATCAAAGGCTGCATGAAAGTGGAAGGATTCACCCGCCTTACGGCATAGATTATTTCGTTTGGCACGGAGATGTCTATCCTGAGATACCAGATTTTTTGATTGGAGTGGTTTGGTTTGATAACTGGCTGGTGTGGCGTGCTATATACGATGGCGTTCCAGTGTTTAACGCCTCAAAGGTCATTAATGTTGTTCATCAAGAACACGGTGGTACTAAGCAACCGCGAGATGGTAAAAAAGCAGATTACAATCACAACTTAGCCAGAAACAATGGTTGCTATTTAGTTATCGGTGTGCATCATGCTATATATAATCTAGGATTAAAACAATGAAACGAATAAAACGCAAGATAGATTTAGGAAAAGTATTGCTGTTAATAGACCGTTATGGTCCTTTATTGGAATGGTTGGAGACAGAGACAGATGGATTTGGTAGTTATGAATTGGTTTGTCATGGTCATCGCCCAATGAAGATAAGGGAAAGCGGGGAGTGGCATCAATTGGAAATCGTGGAGTACATCATTGACGCAAGCAACAAGGGTTGACATAACTTAAATAATATGATAAAATAGGGTAATGGGCTTGACAGGCTTCGACGGATAGAGGGGTGTCTTAGTACGGGAAAATGCCCTAGTAAAGACCTGAAAAGACACCTTAACTTCTGTTCGGACTGGGGTTCGACTCCCCACAAGTCCACTGCACGCCAAAGCATCCTTACGGTAAATACAAACCAAAGGAAAATAAATGTATATCAACAACTTCTCAGCACGTATCCCAGAGGGCAAAGAAACGCCTGGTGGCTACGTGGAAATGGAGCACGATACTCAATACACTATTGTGCTTAGAAATAATCGCAACACGAAATGCGAAGCCAGAGTAGAGATAGATGGCAAGCACATAGGCACGTTTAGAATTAATGCGTATCAAAATATGCGCCTAGAGCGCCCAGCACACGACACGGGCAAATTAACGTTCTACAAAGTGGGAACCAGTGAGGCAAAAAAGGCTGGAATTAGCGAGAGCGATCCTAATACTGGTTTAGTCAAAGTCGTATTCACCCCAGCCAAGAATTGGTTCCAATCATGGTCATTCACAACGTCAGATTGTTGTCAGTATGATTACGATTTCAACGACGATAGTTCTGGCAATTACAGACACCTTTACAACGATAGCGGTTCCAGCTACTATATTAGCAATACAACAAGCCTAACCCAAATGGGAAGCTACGAAGCGGGTGGAACAGGGCTATCTGGTAAAAGCGACCAGAATTTTGTGCAAGTACCAGGCTTGATTCTAGATTGCTCGCAACAAACAACTATTCATCTTAGATTAGTGGCTAAATCAACTCAGGGACCAAGACCGTTGACTTCATACTCAACGCCAGTCCCGCCACCAATCAAATAATATAACTGTGCTTTGGCGTGCAATATCTTACAATAAACGGCAAATTCGAATATCCAAGAAAGGAAATGGTTTGCAGTATATGCAAAAAGACTAAAATGATACAGGTGGAACAGGAGAAGCCCGTTTGTGATGATTGCCATATTGACCTATTAATTGAGGGAATAAGGAAAGAAAAAGCGTGAAACAGTCAATGCAAGTGCTAACGTCGTCTGAAACAGCGGAATGGTACACGCCAGCTAAATACATCAGGGTTGCACGCTCAGTTATGGGAAGTATAGATTTAGACCCAGCCTCATGCTGGGCAGCTAATCAGTGGATACAAGCCAGGGTTTTTTATGACAAAGAGAGTGATGGGCTAAATAGGCAATGGAATGCAAGAACGGTCTTTCTCAATCCACCTTATGGGAAGTCTGGTAGTAGTTCCAATCAAGATATCTGGGCTAGAAAATTAGAAAATGAATATCTGTCTGGGAGAGTAAGAGAGGGCGTTCTGCTTACCAAGTGCGTGCCTGGATATGTTTGGTGGGAGCGCTTGTTCAGAAAATGGACAGTGTGTTTTGTAGAAGACAGAATAGAATTTCTTAGATTGAATGAAAGGGGGAAAGTTGTTTCAAAGGGAAAAGCAAGGGCCGCAACAAATTTCTGGTACATCGGAAAAGACGACTAGAAATTTAACTTCTTTTTTTCAAGGTTTGGCAGGATTGTGCAACCACCATTATTTGAAGATGAAAAACTGGATTGCTGAAATAATAAAAGGGTTCAAGAATCTGTGGTATTGGTTACCAGTTATATGGAAGGATAACCAATGGGATTATTCATTTTTATATCGCATTCTGCACCACAAGCTTCGGGCCATGCATCGTTTTTATGATAGCGATAAACCAGTTACTGTGGTGCACAATGATGTGATTGAAAAAATTAAAGAATGTGCTGACAGGGCATACAGGCTGAAAGAGGGCCGCTATCTCACTGAGGAATTAGAAGGGCACCGTGAAAAATGGGGTGATTGCGAACTTATTTTTGAGCCATATGATGGTGAGTGGTTTGAGTTAATTGGTATGAAATATGAAAATGCTAATGGACCAGACGAAAATGAAGTGGCCCAAAAGGAATTTGAGCTTGCCAGCAATCGCTCTACTTCAAGAGAAGATAATGATAGATTGAAGCTATTTAATACAATGCGTGACAATATTAACGACTGGTGGGATTAACTGTATTTTTCTATAACTTCCATTCCGTGTCGGTATGCGTCAGCCTGACAGGTGGGAACATATTCTAACCAGTTAGCTTCTATAAATTCAGCTTCCTGTGCGCCAGACTCTGAGTAGCATTTAAGCTCTCCCATAAGCTTAATGGCCTCACATAATTCAATGCACGTTGATACCAGTTCTTGTTGACTTTCATCTTCAACAAATAAAGCGCTAGGTTCCCCCCATTCCCATCTCCAACGCACAACGTGAACACCCGCATATTGGGCGAACACCCCATCTGATACAGAGAACTTTTTGTATAAGTTACTCATTAGCTTCTCCTGTTCCTGTCCATCCATAAAATTCCTCTCTGGTCCATGGATTACTCATCCAACTGGTATCTGGTTTGGGTATGTTCAGCGATTCTGCCATAGTTAACATTCTCAGAGATTTTTCACCATCCTCACAAGACAGCCGTATAAAGTCTGTTCTGCTTTCAACAAAGGACGAAGAATCGCCGTTTTCATTTATCAATACAGGTCTCCACCAATTGGTTCTACCGCTTCTGCTGACCCAGGTAAGCCTACCGCTCTCCACAATAGATTTATACACGTTTGCCGTGGTCAGCGCATCTTGAGTTACATATTCTAGGACTTTTTCTTGGGCGTCCCTTGATAGGGTCCACATTTGGACCGCTTTTAGCCCATCCATTCCCTCTGTCTTACCTGGAACACCCATGCCAAGGGCCGCTGTGTTCAAGCCAACACCATATCCCTTTTCACACAACATTTGGAAAAATGGGTCAATGGTTAGTGGTGCTATTTGAGAAACATCGCAGTAAGTATTGATAACCCGCAGGTCAAACCCAACACCATTCCAGCTTACAATATCATATTCTTTATTCATCCATAGCTTAATCTTTTGGACGAACTCATAAACATCATATTGTTTCATTTTTTTGCTGTAGCATCCGAATTCCTCTTTGCCATGCCACACTCTAGTTTTGCACTTATCACCATCTACAATACAAGCCCCGATGCAAGTGATACCCAGGTCATAGTTACCATCCTTGCTCTCTGGTGCGGGATTCAGAGTTTCTATGTCGAATGCCACGAATTTCATTTTATCTACTCCATCGTTCTATAATTTCGTCTTTATAATCTTTTTCTTCTGATTCGCATTTATCGCATACCATCTTATGCTTAGGCATAGGCCAATTACAAGCGGGGCAAAGCTTTGCCTCATCTGCCCAGTGTGATGTGTCAAGGGCTAGGGTAGCCACTTGTTCTATGTAGGTTGGTTTTTCATCTCTTATGAATTTAAGCCACCCGCGAAGGCGTGCTATTTCCATTGTGAATTGTTCAATGGGCTTAGGTTTATATGTCATCGTATTACAAGTGTCATACGTTAAAATCTACCGATAGAATGTCCACTTTGCTTCATTATACCATAATATTGATAGCAAGTCAACAATTTTAAGATTCCTGTGAGGGGATTTGACACTAAATTCCTGACGATGATATAGTTCATATAGTAAATATGCATCTTTTTTTTACACCCTGAGACACTTTATGCCATATAAAAACATCAAATCCTTACCAGAGAATATCAAGAACGTTCTGCCCGTTGAAGCACAGCGTATTTGGATGCGTGTCTTCAATAAAACTATGGATGATGGTGGTTCTGAAGACAAGGCACGCAAAATTGCTTGGGTGGCAGTAAAGAAAGCTGGATATGAGAAAAAAGAAGGGGGGAAATGGGTTAAAAATATGAGCGAAGAAAGATATTTTGTTCCTTTCTCGGAACGCGACGATGGCTGGTTTATGTACTTCCCCTTGGGCCGCATTTACCATCGCGGACGGTCTGTTGACTTTACTGCTGATGATGCTACAGAGATGGTCAACAATTTCCATTCTGACATACCAGGATATGACCTACCAATCAACATTCTTCACCAAGACCACCACGGTGTTTTTGGTTATATCTCTGATTTGCGCTTCAATGGAAACGAAGTTCAGTGGCGACCAAAATTTAGGGAAGAAAAGAAAGAAGAAGTTAAGGAGTTGGGTTATAAGTATTTCTCACCAGAGATATATTTCAAGGGTTATCAAAGCAGAGAAGGTAGCACTTATAACAATGTAGCCATGGGTGGCGCTCTTACACCGCGCCCAAGACTTGGACGCCAAGCCACTGTAGCCGTGTTCTCGGATGAGGAAAAATCTTGGGAATACACGGTTAATCAGACTTGGATTGACAAGGTAATAGACGGTATCAACGAAATTGTTAAGCATTTTGCAGATGACGGAGAAAAAGAAGAGTATGAATGCGAGTGCTTAGATTGTGGATACAAAATGAAAACGGATAAGCACTGTTCTGACATTGAATGCCCTGAATGTGGTGGTGAGATGCGCCGCTCAGAGCGCCCAGGTGAAGGTAAATCATCTGATGGCTTTGCTGATTACAAAACAGAGGACGGTCAAGAATACAGTAAGTCAGCTTATCTAATTGTACCAGACCCAGACAAACCATCAACGTGGAAGATAAAGGTGGAGAGTTCACCTGGAAAAGTTACGGTAAAACAGCTTGGTGCAGCAGCAGCGGCGTTGAATTCCTACCGCAGTTCTGAAACATATCGTGGTAAGAGCTTGAAGGGGGTAACGCCAGAGCAAGTAGCATCTGCAAAGCGTAAGCTGATTAGTCTCTATAAGAAACAGGGTGTGGAAAAAGAAGATATTCCAGAATACTTGTTTAAGGAGAACGACGATATGAGTAAAGTAGCAGAAGAAATTATCGCACATATCGACTCATGGTTCGAAAAGCGATTTGGTGATGACAAGGAAGAGGTTCCGCAGGATTTTTCTGAGGAACTAAACCTGCTCAAGGATCAGGTTGTTAATGAGTTTTCAGAGCAATTGAATGCCAAGGATGGCGAAATCGCAGAACTCAGTGAGGCCAAGAAGGAACTAGAGGTCAAAGCACAAGAACTTTCAGATAGATTTGCTGAAGAAGAAAGGAAGAGAAGGCTAGCCGAATTTACTGACAAAGCTGAAGAGCTTGGTGTGCCCGTTGAGGCTATGAAGTTCGGTGAAATCTTGATGAAATTCCATGATGCCGATGAAAGCGAAGATAAAGAAGATTATAACACATTGTTATCAGTAATCGAAGCCAAGGGAAAAGCACAGGAAATGGAACACCTGTTCAAAGAAAAAGGTTCTGATGCTGATGATGGCGATAATATAGAGAAGTTCTCAGCCCTAGTCAAGGAACGCATGGACAAGACTGGTGAGAATTGGGGTGAGGCTAGCGAACATGTGATGCAGGAACGTCCCGAACTGTATGCAGAATACGACAGGGAAGCAGTTAAGTCTTCCAGTTCAAACGACGATACAGACTCAAATATTGAGATCGTCTAATTAGGAGAGGAATAATATGGCAAAGCAAAGAGATGGAATCGACATCAGTTGCAAGGCTAGTGGCGATTTGAGCAGTTATCAATACTACTTTGTAGAACAAGATTCAACGAATGACCAGGTTTCTTTGGCTGATGCAACGACTGACCAAGTGGTAGGGGTTTTGCAGACTAAACCCGCTGCGGCTGGGCGCGAATGCAGTGTACGCATTGTGGGTCACACGAAGGTTATGGCTGGCACTACGCTAACCGCTGGTAACCTGATTGGGCCTTCGGCGTCTGGTTCAGCTACGTCTGTTACCGCTGGAACAAGCACCACAGCTTATATTGCTGGTATTTGCACCTATGGTGCCGATTCTGGTGAGATTGCTGAGATGTTGCTACTGCACGGTCCTGCAAGGGCACAATAGTTAACTGGTGATATAAGTTTATAAGGAGAATGTGAAATGCCTTTAATCCAACCAACATCTAGCGATTTGCACGTTAATAAGATGCTAACGAATATCCTAATCGGGTATTCTAATGAGCAATTTATCGCTGACCAAATTTTCCCAATCGTTCCCGTTAGTAAGCAAACAGATATCATCCCTTCTGTTAACCAGGACTTCTTCTTCAGAGATGAGGCGGGAGTTGTAGCAGAGGGTGACCTAGCCCCAGCGGTAGGTTATGAAGTGACGAAGACAGATACGTATTACTGTCTACCTTATGGTGCGCGTCATTTTATCTCTGACCAGAGGCGTTCTAATGAGGACGACCCATTTGATTCAGACCGCGAAGCTGCAAAGCTTCTGGCTGACAAACTATTGCTCAGGCGCGAGAGAGCGTTCATCTCTGATTTCTGGGACACCAGCAAGTGGACTACAGATATCACTGGTGGATCAACTGTTACCAAGTGGTCAGACTTCGGTGCCTCAACGCCGATTGTTGACATGAGGACCTATAAGCGCACGGTAAGACGCTTGATTGGTGCTGAGCCAAATCTACTTGTTTTGGGTGACCTAACCTTTGACAAGCTATGTGACCACCCATCATTCATTGACCGCATTAAGTATGGTGCAACACCTGCTGGTCCAGCCGCAACGACAGAAGCGGCTATGGCAGCGTTGTTTGGTGTTGACAGGCTTCTTGTAGGACGAAGCATCTACACAGCCAGTGCTGAAAGTGCTTCAAGTTATACTTATTCAGCCAACTGGGATGATGATGCACTTCTACTATATGTAAATCCAACACCTTCCATTATGCGACCAAGTGCTGGTTACAACTTCACCTGGAAGTTTACCGCTGAGGGCAATCAGACAGGCCTACAATGGACAAGGAAGTGGCGCGATGACGCACGCCTTGGTGATTGGATTGAAGTAAGGTCCTGCTTCGACCAGAAGCAAACAGTAGCCGCTGCTGGTGCCTTCTTCTCAGATATCGTAGATTAAGATTAGGAGATTAGAATGATAGCTGATGACAGTGGATTCACGGTAAAGGCCAACATTCACGTAAAACCTGATGCTGAGGTTGTTACGACTAAAGCATTTAGTTATGGTGGTGGGGAACTAGACGCCGGGCAAGTTGTCAGATTAAAGGGTTTTGTTAATGATGACAAACTGTTGAGATTTGGATATTTTAGACTCCCAACAGAAGATGACGGTAGATGCGAATGTGGCGAATGCGGGGCTGTGTTTATAGCTGATAACTACAGAACCGTTCACGGTAACAAAAGACACGGTTAACCGCATTCGCTTAATTTAATACTGACCACTGGTAACGGGGTCTGTACCGTTACTCGTTCACGCGGGGCTGTGTTAGCCCGACCCTGTGAGAGGTAAGTATCTCATTATCAGTGGCACAGCAATTAGACAGGCTGTGCCTTTTTATTATCTATAGGAGAAATAATATGGCTTACAGACGATGGAAGCACCAAGAGCACTTTGAGGGTCCCGTAACATTTGGTGCGGACGCAGATACAACATCTAGAGATATCACGTTCTATGGTCAAACCACAGGTTCTCAGGTAGTGTTTGATATGTCTGCCGATGAAGTGTATTTGGATGGCATGGACTTGTGGTTGAAGGATGATGACCAATTAGAGTTTGGTGATTCATCTGATGTGGTTGTAGATTGGGACAACAGCAATACAAGGCTACTATTCAATCTGGCGTCTGCTGGGAAAGTTGAATTTAACCGCAACCTAACCAGCGGTGCTACTAACACTTCCGTAGTTTACGTCAAGCAAGATAACGCCAATGACGACCAGGCCGCCTTGCAGATTGTGCAGGATGCAGCTAATGCAGACGCTCTAGATGTAGATGGATGGACCAATCTGGGTTACATAACAACCACGCTCTCTGGTTCACCAAGCGAAGGTTCTGTCAAGGTTATTAGGGCTACTGATGAGGAAAAGTTCTTCCTAGCAGTTAGGACTGGTAGTGGCTACAAATACATTGGCATTACATCAACGACAACTGCGTAATAACAATAGTGGGGTGGGGAACATGACAACCCTACTCAAGTTATATTATGAGAAAATCTACAGACGTTATCCTGTGTTTTCCTGAGTTAATCACAGCCAGGTTTGTTTGTGATACTCTATTACCGCTGACGCAAAACCGCGCTGTAAATAGGATTCTCTTTAGGGTTGGTCAACGTTCTGAGTATGCGCGTGAGATATTAATTGGAGAGTTTTTGAAGGGAGAGGCTGAATACGCATTTATTGTAGATGCTGATATGTCTTATCCTGCTAACACTCTAGAAAGATTACTGTCTCACAAAAAGAAAATAATTAGCGGTCTTTACTTTTCGCGTGGAGATATCACTAAGGCCTACCCTGTTATATTTAAGAACGAGCCATTAAACAAGTGGCCTAAGACTAGATACTTTGATTATCAAGACAATGCATTAATAGAAATAGGTGCTTGTGGACATGGGTGCTTATTGATACACCGTGATGTATTAGAGGAAATGGAGCCACCGTATTCGCAGTTAGGTCCATTTCACGACAGACCGCTAGTGGGAAGCGATTTACGTCTTTGCTTACGAGCAAGAGAATTAGGGTACAAAATATACTGTGACACAGGAGTTAAGCTTGGTCATTTAACCATTAAGCCTATCACAGAGGAAGATTGGTTAAACCACAAGGAAAACAGTGTAGCTGAATGGTATAAGCACATAGATAAAGGGGAAAGGTGAAATGAAAGCGTCTTTCAATTTAGCAAGGCTAATGGAAAGCCTGAAAGAAAAGGATTCCTGGCACAAAGAAAAGATGGATAGCCTAGAAAATAATATTAAGGTTTTAGAAGAAAAACTGGACGAAGCGTATATGGCGTATGAGCGGCATCGTGGGGCAAGGGCTGTCATAAGTGACATTCTAGATGAAATGGTAGAGATGGTTGAGTTCCCTAGTGGAAATCCGATGACCGATCCAATGGCGCATTCAGACCAATGAAAGATATATTCCTGGTCATCGGGGTTCTGAGAGAGCGAAATGTTTCTTGGCAATTTGTAGATTGCATGGATGCTATGCGTGTGAATATTGCTATGCAAAACATACGAAGCTTAATGATTGGTCAGTCTTGCACAAATATTTACAAGGGCAGGGAGAGGATTGCTGACCAGTTTCTTGAAACCGATGCAACCCACTTATTGTTCATTGACTCTGACGAAACCTTTGATAAGCAAACCGCTTTAAGGTTGATTGAAGACGATTTACCAGTAGTTTCGGGAGTTGTTTATCAAAGAAATTATCCCCCAGCGCCCTGCATTTACAAAAAAGTGCCCAACACTGTCTATCATTTGCCCATGGCGCGTGAACTGCAAAAATGGTTCGTGGAGAATGAAGTCCCGCGTTTTAATCAAGCCACTGTCTTAGACTTGCCAGATGATGTTAGCATATGGGAAGTAGACGAAGTTGGTACTGGGTGCATGTTAATAAAGCGTGAGGTTATTGAGGCGATTGACGAGCCACGCTTTGATGTTTCCCCTGACCACTTTTGGGGTATGACGACGGATATTCTGTTTTGTCGTCGTGTGAGAGAGGCTGGATTCAAAATCTATGCCGATTTGAGGGTTCAATTAGGGCATCTTACGGAATACGCTGTAACAGCCAACGATTTTAGAAGGATAGACAATTGGGTTGAAAAGAATACGCCGAAATGGGTGGGGAAGATTAAGGAGTAATTATGAGACAAACGCACAATGTTATAGAGCTAACATTAAGCCTTAACTCTGGAAGTGCGTATGCTGATGGAGATGTTCTGTCGGACGGGCAAGAAGTAAGTAGTGTTTTCTTGACCAATGGTGGCAGAGCAATGCTTGAGAACCTAGTAGTCCTTGATAAAGATGACCAGGGTGGGAATCTAGATGTGGTTTTTCTCAATGCTGATAAAAGTCTGGGAACAGAGAATAACGCGGTAAGTATTACTGATTCCAATGCTGAGAGTGTTGTAGCCGTGGTATCCGTTTCCTCATCAGACTATACTGATTTTATCAATTCGCAAATTGCAGATAAATCATCTCTGGGGCGCATTCTAGAAGGTGGTTCGTCAAGCAAATCGTTATACGTAGCAACGGTATCCAGGGATACAAAAACATATACCGCTAGCGGTATTGTCTTGAAGATGGGATTCAGGGATATAACGTAAAGGAGAAATAATTATGGCAGCAACAGTATCAATTAGGTGCAACTATAGCACTGACGCTGGTTCACAATCTAGTACCATCAGCGGATTTGATTTGATAAGTGCTGATAACTGCACAAACAGTACAACCAACAGACAAGACAATCCAATCACAGCAGGTAATCGCAGTTACGAAAAATGGTTGACAGCTTATGTAGACGCAGCACCAGACAACTACATAGAAAACCTGCAACTTTGGGGAGATGCCTCGGTTAGTGCCACGACTACATTGTATGTTGGGGTATCTACATCGGGTAGCACGCCCACTAGCGGTGATTCATCTGTGGCAACTAATGATTGGACCAGTTACACCAGTGGTAATAAATTCACCTGGCACTCTTCACAGATGACAGGAATAGGAAGCACAAGTGACTTTGCTGTATTCCAGCTAGACACTGGCGCGAGTGCTTCCGCTGGTAACTGGACTCAGGAAACAATTAACTATAGTTACGACGAAGCATAATCAATAAAATAGGGGGCACTGTGAGCCGTTGCATATTAGTTATTGGCACTGGCAGGAGTGGTACGTCTATGGTTGCGGGTATGCTAAATCAGCTTGGCGTGAAAATGGGAGAAAAGTTCATGCCAGCAGATAGAAACAACCCGTATGGCACGTTTGAGGATTATGAACTTTTCCAAATCAACTGGCGTGTAGCAGATAAGTCATTAGAACCTGATGCGCTAGAACCACTACTAAAAAAGCGTTGTGAGAACGACATTTGGGGTTTTAAGGACCCTAGATTAATAGAAACAGCACAACATGTTATTCCTATGTTGGAAGAGCTAGGGTGTGATGTTCGGGTTGTGGTATGCAGGCGCAACAGGGCAGAGACTGTTAACAGTTATATGAGAGCCTACCATCGCGGACGTGTTTTGAGTGAGCGGTGGTATGAAGAATCTATCCGTGCACTTGCCGCCAGAATGCTTGAACTCAGGTGTCCAGTTATGGAGTTGTGGTTTGACGAAATAATGAATAACACCGAAGAGGAAGCATTGGAGCTAATGCATTTTGTTTATGAGGGGAATAAATTACCCTCATCGGTTGCATTGCATTCAGCGGTTAAGCACGTTAGGAAAAAGCCTAGAAAGAAGGTGCGCGGTTGGGGTGATTTAGCCATAGGTGTAAGAGTAGCCAAGGTTCCAGAACCGCACTTTTTTGTCGATTGGACAAAACTTCTTACAGGTGGGTTAAGAGAAAGAGATTCTATCTTGATGCCTGAGATGTTTCAACCAGCGCATTGGGCGGCAAACAAAACTGTTAGAAATTTTGTAAACTCTAACAAAGATAGCTTACTAATGATTGATGACGATATGACATTTCCAATGGATGCTGTGCATCAACTAAGAGAAAACAAGGAAAATTGGAAATATGATATCGTAATGGCTTTCTGCACTAGAAGGGGATGGCCCCCATATCCTATTGTTTATAAGCTTCAGGAAGAGAAAGAAGCCCCTAGAAACCTTAGTGGCGACCCATTTCACATGACCACTGACTTTAATGATGGTGACGTTGTAGAGGTAGACACAACAGGACTGGCTTTTACGCTGATTAGAAGAGAGGTTGTAGAAGCTATGATAGATGAGCAATGGGGGCTAAATCATACACGATTTTTCAAGTACGAACATGAGGAATCGGAAGATATTTCTTTCTGTAGAAGAGCACGCGAGTTGGGGTTCAGGATAGCCGTTGACACGAATGTAAAGATAGGGCATATATGCCACCAGCCAAGAGGGTGGGAAGAGTTCGTGATATGGCGAGACTCGCAACCAAAGAATAAGAACTTTGTTACAGATGCAGAAGATTTGGAACCCATTCTGGAAGATGCTATTGCCCAGGGCAACGCTAAGGCGCGTGAGCTATTGGAAAAGATAAATGAATGAGATACAGTATGACATTGCAATTGAAGGTAAGGGCTTTCAAATAAAAGTTCCTTGGGGTGAAGAAAGAGCAAAGGGGTGGCAAACAAGATATGGCGTTGAATTAAAAGACGCCGAAAGGCTTTCACTTATACCCAAGGAACACGCAAGGGATTTACCAGTAGTAACCATTAAGCTGGACCAAGACAAAAGATGGGTGTTGTTCAGTAGGGTGTACGGAACAATAATCAACCAGAACAATTGTTCTAAAACAAAGAAGGAAATCAGGTTGTATTGTATTGGATGGCAAACAAAGATTAGGGGGGTAAACGTCAAGTCTTTGACTTGGGTATATCCCAATGGCTCAATTGAATCGTCTGAGAATCCTAGTTTTGAGTTCGCCTTCTTATAAGTAAAGACAATGGGTGATACAACACCCTTAATCAGTCCCATACACGGGCGTTGTTCATTAACAATAGAATAACGCCACTATAATTCCTAGGTCATTCAACGCCCTGGGTACTAATTATAAGGATTGGAAATGAGTGATTATCATATTCTAACGGCAGATGAAAACAGCAATGAAATCAGGGTTGTGGCACATATTCCCGTACCAGATATTGTCAATGACGTTGGCGTCAATTATCGAGATGCGCTGGTTCAGTGGAAGGATGACACTACGTCTATACTGCACACAGATTTAATTACTACAGCAGAGCAGACACAATTAGATAATGGAGAATTATACGAACACGTTGCATCGGTTTCTACCCCTGGTACTGGAATGACGCTGCTGGAAAAGCGAGATATGTTTGATGCGCTTTATAATGATGCCGTACCACGCATCCAGCAAAAACTTGCTAATCAACTCAGATACTGGGGCTATTCACGCGACGTGGCATAAGGGGTGAAACATGGCAAATGAAGTAAAAGTTAAGCAGGGTACAAGTATTACTTGGACCAGCAGTGGTGGTGACGAAACGCTGGACTTGTCCAGTCTTGCAGATGGCGG